CGATCGTGTCATCGTTGTGATCGACTCGGTCGGCAATCTCGCTTCGAAGAAGGAAGTCGAAGATGCACTGAAGCAGAACTCAGCCGCCGATATGACTCGTGCAAAACAACTTAAGTCGCTCTTCCGTATGGTTACTCCCCATCTTAACCTGAAGGATATTCCTCTGATCGTGGTCAACCACACTTATCAGACTCAAGAGATGTACTCGAAGGCCGTCGTATCTGGTGGTACTGGCATCTATTACTCGGCTGACAACATCTTCATTCTTGGTCGTCAACAAGAGAAAGATGGCAAGGAAGTCACTGGCTACAACTTCATCATCAACGTTGAGAAGTCTCGCTTTGTAAAAGAAAAAAGCAAGATTCCAATCGAAGTATCATGGGACGAAGGCATCAGCAAGTGGTCTGGTCTGCTTGACATGGCTCTCGAGTCTGGGCACGTGATCAAGCCAAAGGTTGGTTGGTTCCAAAAGGTTGATATGATTACTGGAGAAATCTCCGATAAGTCGTATCGCTTGAATGATACCTATAACTTCAACTTCTGGCATCCTATTCTACAGTGTCCTAAGTTCAATGAGTTCGTTGAAAAGAAGTACGCTGCAGCTAACGGTGCCATTATGCAGAGTGAAGACGAAGTGGCAGATGTCTATGAGATGGAGGATGAATGAGAATTGAACATATCATATTTGGAAACCTTATCGAAAACGAGGAGTACGGTCGTAAGGTCATTCCATTCCTCAAAGAAGAATACTTTACAGACACCGTAGATCGTAAGATCTTCTCTATCATTCATGAATATGTGGGAAAGTATAACAACTTTCCTACAAAATCTGCTGTCGAGATTGATCTCAACGATGTCGGCGGGCTGTCTGACGATCAGTTCAAACTTGCTAAGGAAGTTGTATCTGGCCTTGATAAGTCCGAAGATCGTGATGTGGCATGGCTCGTAGATAATACCGAAAAGTTTTGTAAAGACAAGGCATTGTATAATGCTTTGATGCAATCGATTCAGATCGTCGATGATAGCAAGAAGGATAGCATCTCGGTTGGATCGATTCCACAGATCTTGACTGACGCACTCGGTGTTTCTTTCGATAGCCATATCGGCCACGACTTCTTGAATGATGCAGCAGAACGTTATGAGTTCTATCACCGTAAGGAAGTTCGCATCGGTTTCGACCTTGACTTCTTTAACAAGATTACTCAAGGCGGTCTGCCTCGTAAGACACTGAACATTGCTCTTGCTGGTACTGGTGTCGGTAAGTCATTGTTCATGTGTCATAACGCGGCTCAAAACTTGATGTCAGGTCAGAATGTCTTGTATATCACTTTGGAAATGGCAGAAGAAAGAATCGCCGAGCGTATCGATGCAAATCTCCTCGGTGTGACACTCGACGATCTGAAGGATCTACCTCAAGCGATCTACTACAAGTTGGTAGGGAAAGTCAAGGAACGAGCAAAAGGCAAGCTCATTGTGAAGGAGTATCCAACAGCATGCGCAGGATCCGCAAACTTTCGACATCTCTTGAACGAGTTGAAGATCAAGAAGAACTTTATCCCCGACATTATCTACATCGATTACCTGAACATCTGTGCGTCGTCGAGGATCAAGCCGGGATCGAACGTGAACTCGTACACTTACATCAAGGCGATCGCCGAAGAACTACGCGGCCTCGCCGTCGAGTTCAACGTGCCAATCGTTTCTGCTACTCAGACTAATCGTTCTGGTTTCAGCAACTCTGATGTCGGTCTCGAAGATACATCTGAATCGTTCGGTCTGCCAGCAACGGCCGACTTTATGTTTGCCTTGATTACGAGTGAAGAACTACGTCAGCTCAATCAGATCATGGTAAAGCAGTTGAAGAATCGTTACGGCGATCCTTCAGTGCATAAGCGATTCGTGATTGGTGTCGACTACTCGAAGATGCGTCTGTATAATGTAGAAGCATCTGCTCAAGAAGATCTTGTTCAGGATGAAGATCGACCAGTCTTTGACAACTCCGCTTCTGGTTATCGACTCGAGAATGAATCGAAGCCAGTCAGTAAATTCGAGAAAATTAAATTTGCAGGTTTCAAATGATCGATAATCTCAGGAACGGCTGGATAGTCAATACAGTCAAAAATCCTAAATACAAATGGAAGTGCCAGATACTAAAGAATTCTTGGTGGATGGTCGAGGAAGGCAATGAGCCTAATTGGTTTCATCGCAAGATGCAAGAACTTTGTTTTGGTTTTAAATGGGAGAAGATTGATGGTTAACTACAAGATCGTAAATACTGGAAAGATCGTCAACGTTGGTGGCGGGTTTGGCGAAATGGGTGGTGATATCCTTGAGACCAAGACAGATCAGATTGTAGTCAAGGGTATGCGTATGTCCAAAGCCAAGGAGATGGTTCGTCACCTAAACTTTGGCGGTGGGTTTGATGGATCTACGCCAGCATTTTTTTTAGCTGAACGCGAAAAAACTTTAGAATTGACTGTAGAACTTGTATAAATAGATGTACACTATGTGGTGCGTGGATATACAGTTTTAACTGTGTAAGAGGCAAGTGTCTTAATTGACGACTGGAATAGGCAGGGTCACAGGTGGGGTTCCTCCTGCTACACGCATGATGGGCGGCTTTCGGGTCGCCCATTTTTTTGTCCTTTTTTCGAAATAAACATGTACATTTTATCAAAACTTTGGTAAGGTGGACCTATAATCAAGAAGGAAAAAAACACATGTACTCCATTCAATATTTCGATCGTCTTAACAACAACCTCGACACCTCTTCGCCTAAATTCCCCACCATTCAACTTCTCGTCGATTTTATCAATCAAAACCCGACACTCGAATATTCAATCGCTCTTTACAAAAACTACTTCGTCGCCGCGACCGTCGACGATATCGTCCTTAACAAAAAACCTCGTCTAAAATTCGTTAGACTTATGTCTCGCCTATCTCCTGTGATTGATAATTACAACTAAAAATAAACATGTACAATTAATACAATTTTTGGTAAGGTGGATCTATAATGAAGAAGGATATGATGATGTCTGCTGAAGAACAAGAATTCTGGGAAGGTTACGAAGCTTGGCTCGATGAGCAAGCCGATCGCGCTGCATACGAACGTATGGTGGAAATGTGAATAACACGTTATCTCGCAAAGATCGTATCACTGCATACATTGCCAAATGGATTGTCGTGAATATCGCTTGTCGTATCAATGCAACCGCTGTATTGTCTCTCAGCGTAGAAGCAACTCGAATATACCTCGAAAGAATGGATGATGACTAAGTTTGTAAACAGATTCGTTATCTCTGACCATCATCTTGGTCATACGAACTCGTGGGAAAAGTTCACGCTATCTGACGGCAGTCCGCTGCGGCCGTTCACTTCGACTGAAGAGATGAACGAGACCATGATCGAGCGGCACAATGCTAAAGTGAAAGAGCAAGACACTGTCTACTTTCTTGGCGACGTGGTAATCAACAAGAAGTATCTTGAATTGGTAAAGCGTATGAATGGCCGTAAGATCCTTGTGCGCGGTAACCACGACATCTTCAAGGACGAAGACTATCGTGAAGTTGGCTTTGAGCAGATTCACGGTGTTCGTGTGTTTGTCGATAAGTTCATTCTGAGCCATATCCCGCTACATCCTGACTGCGTGTCTGAAAGGTTCCGTGTCAACGTACACGGTCATCTACATGCAAATGAGATCAAAATGCCATGGGGAGTTAATGCTGATAGAAACGAAATCATATATGCTGACTTCCCAGATCCTCGATATCTCTGCGTATGCGTAGAGCAAACCGACTTCACTCCTCTTCACTTCGATGAGGTAGAAGAAAGAATCCAACAACGTTGGAAAGATACAGGATATAAAGGTCCTGTAAAAGCATGGGGAAATGGAAGTGGACCTAATTAATGAGTAAAATGATTATTGCTTTCTTGTCATTGTTTGTCATCTTTTTTACAAGCATTGATATTTTCCGTCGGCTGACCGGAAAAGAAAAGATAAAAATGTTGGCCGTGGCCGGTTATTCTTTTGGAGTCACCGTTCTAGTAATGTTATTTGTTGCGTCTATTGTTATTTTGTTCTAAAGGAAAAGTAAATTATGAATCGTATTGCAAAGATTGCCGTTCTCGCTGGTCTGATGGCCACGACTGCTGCATGTACTCGTATTGAAACTGGTGAAGTTGGTGTTCGTCGCTCGTTCGACAAGACCATTGAAACAACTGAGTTGATGCCTGGTTCTATCAATCAGACAATGTTCGGTGATGTCATGACATTCCCTACAAAGGATGTTCAGGTTGATGTCTCTGACTTGACTCCACTCGCTTCTGATAACTCGACAGTTGCCGACTTCGATATGGCTGTCATCTACTCGATCAATCCTGGTTCTGTTGCAGAACTCTACATCGAAAAGAACCGTGGCTTCCACGCTGATACCGAAGAAGGTGACACCCTTCTAATGTACAACTACATTCGTCAGCTCGGTCGTAATGCTGCCTATAAGGTTGCACGCAAGTACGAGTCCTTGAAAATGGCTGATAACCGTGCAGAGATCGAACAGCTTGTTCGCCAGGAAATCGTTACGCAGCTTGCTTCTGAGAAGCTTGACGGTGCAATTTCAATCTCTCAGGTTCTTGTTCGTCAGGTAAAGCCTGCTGCGAACATCGTAGCCTCAGCCAACCAGTTGGTTCAGGCACAGAACGCCGAGAAGCAGAAGCAGGTAGAGGTTCGCACCGCAAAGTTGGAAGCAGAACGTATTGCCGCTCTGAACGCCAATGCTGGTGCAACAAAGTACATGGAAGCAACTGCTCTCGTGACGATCGCCGAAGCCGTGAAGGAAGGTAAGGTTTCTACCATTATCGTTCCTTACGACTTTAAGGGTATCGTCAACGTAAAGTAAGCATGTACAATTAATCGGTGGTAGTGTATACCAGAATCAGGAGGAAATTATATTATGACAATGCATCTTCTTGGTCCTGCTTACACTACCACTCATCATGGCAAGCGTAAGTCTAAAATGACGACGTCCAAGTATACCAAAATTGGTTTGGCTTGGCTCGAAGACTGTAAGTTTTGCAAGCGTATTGGTGTTAAGCCAAAGACGTTCGAAGAATATCAGCAGTACCGTGCTGGCAACTATAAGCCTAAGCTTCGTGGCACACCGATGCCTGATTACAACGTATCAGATCATCGTAAAAAGTACCCATCTCAGAACGAGATCGGTGTACACTACGCAAAGAATTCCTCTTACGAGAAAGAAAAGCTTGCCGTCAGCGGCAATTATATCATCGGCCAAGCCTATAACAAAGGCGGACTTGTTGTCCTTTCCAAGTCTGAAGCGGCCGATCCGGCAACTGGTAAGAGACGCGGTTGAGCATCGTGTTCCTCCTCTCATCGTTGCCGTTCTTGGCGATCTTAGGCTTCTTCCTTTGGGTCGGGTTTAAGGTCGCCAAGATTTTTTTTCGATTTGCCCTCTATGGTTTTCTTTTTATTATTTTGATTCTTCTCGCTTTAGGGGGTTTACAAAATTAAATTTTTGTAGTAAGGTGAACCTATGATTGACCATACGCCAACTTATTCCGCCTTTCGCACGCCGCTTGCAATGGCTGGTATCAATTTTTACGATCATCATTTGGTTGGTCTGACATGGCCATATATAAACTGTAAAGGCAAACAGTATCACGTCACGATGCTCGATCAAGGTTGGGTGTGTGACTGTCCTGGTTTTAATTTCTATAATAAGTGTAAGCACATTACACAAGTGCACGAAAAGGTGATAGCAGAATGATTGTTCAAAATGCAGTAAATTGCTTGTCATGTGGAGACCTTATCGTCTCAAAGCATCGTCATGACTTTGTAACTTGCACATGTGGAGCTATTTCTGTCGACGGAGGACAAGAATATCTTCGGCGCGTAGGAGATTTTGCTAATGCTGTCGACTTATCTTGGTCGTTGTCCGATGAGTTGTATCGCGACAGTGCTGATGCGGTTGAAGAAGCGCGAAATACCGGCCGCAATAAGTTTGGAATTGCTAATGCTGTGATGCGTACTCTTCGTGAAGCCGGTAAGATCATTGCAGATCATGAACAAAGAATTCTAGCTCATAATCCTCGTATGGATGAGATTATGGTCGAAGAAGCCGATGGAACAATTAATCGTTATAAGAAAGTTGTAGAATGAAGGAAGCATGTATCGTCGGCTTTGGAATGATCGACGCCTTAGGCGATAATCCCATCGATTGTTGGGAGAATATGCTTAATGATCGAGACTTCCATAAACTTGTTGATCCACACATCCACGAAGGATACGGCAATAAAGTTAAATATGGAATGTATCCTGAAATAGAAATAGACGAAAATTTTACTAATCGTACTGTGCACTATGGCATGCATGCTGTCGAACAAGCTCTTCATATGGCAGGACTTCCGCACTCTTCTAATGTTGGTGTAGTTTTTTCGACTTTGACTGGTGGAAATACTTCGAAGGCCCGCGCGCGGGCATCTGGAAAGCCGCTGAAGCCGAAGCAAGGGCTTAAGATTACTATCGACTATTTGTGTAGTAATATCTCTATTAAGTATGGCTATCGCGGTATCAACACGTGTGTGTATTCTGCTTGTGCTACCGGTCTCGTAAGCATCGATTATGCCATGCGTTTTCTTGATGAATATGACTATGTAATTGTAGGAGGTTCTGATGCAGGAGTAAATGATCTTGACTTAGGCTTTTTCTCTGCAATGCGAGCTATCGGTACGAAGTCAATGCCGTTCGATAAAAATCGTGATGGTTTTATTATGGGAGAAGGCGCAGGTTGCATCATTCTTCAGTCTCGTAAGAAAGCTGAAGAGATGGGTTCGAAGATTTATGCTCGTATTACTGGAGTCGCAAACGCTTCTGATGCACTCGATCCAACTTCTCCTTCTGGCACAGGAGCAAGAGCATGCCTTGAAAAACTGAATCTTGAAGGTGTTGATAGCATCAACTCGCATGGCACGAGTACACCGCTTGGAGATATTTCAGAATACAATGTGGTTCGCGAGTTTACCGATGCGCCGATATATTCCAATAAAGGAAAAATTGGACATACTTTCGCTGCAGCAGGTGTACTTGAAACGATTTACAGTGTACTGTCTATTCAGAACGGTGTGATTCCTCATACCGCTGGTTGCAAAGACACTGATATGGATGTGGTGATGGAGAACATCGAGACTGACGTCAAGAAAGTTCTTGTCAACTCGTTTGGGTTTGGTGGTAAATGTTGTTCAATTATTGTTGAAAAGGAAAAGTGAAATGAGTAAGTATACGATTGATTTAACTTATGAAATGGCTGATAAGATTGTTGTTGACCAACTTCGTGATACATGGGATACTTTGCGTCGAGATCTTGGAGCAAATCATCACATCTTTGTATGGGATGATCAGGAAGCTGATGATATAGAGATCCAAAAACATATCGACGCGCTTGAGATTGTGCTAAAATGGTACTCAACTCCTGATCAGTTGATAGAAATGGGATTGAAAGACGATGCCTAAGTATCTTGTAGAAACAATCTCGATGCATCGGATTCGATATGTTGTCGATTGTGAGAGTGCTGAACATGCAAAAGACACAGTCACGATGAATGAGGCGGAAGAGTTTTCTCAGATGCATATCGACGAGTTAGTCACTTCTGCTCGCGTAATCGATGATGCAGAGTATCTTCGTGTATTTGACGAGGACAATGATTATCTTCGTGAATGGTCAGACGAACAAAAGTTTAAGTATGTGCACGAAGTGGTCTATGATACTCCGAAACCAGATATGAAAGAACTTGATCCTGATCTACGTGACTGGGAATACGATGGGCTTGGTATCAAAGTCTGGAAAGGCACAAATATTCGTTATGAGGTAGAAAATAATGGAACAGAATAAAGTATATACAATTAAGCTCATGTCGGGCGAAGAGTTGATCTCTCGTGTCAAGCAAGAAGACGGAGTCACCGAGCTCATTAAGCCTCGTACAGTTGGTATGGGACCACAAGGATTTGCGATGATGCCATGGATGATGTCAGCTCCTGATAACAACGTCGTTATCTCTGACACTGTGATCGTCGGTGCTACTGAAACGAGTGCACAGGTTGCTACACAATATCTGAAACAAGTAACAGGGATACAAGTATAATGTTAGAATGTTTAATTATGGGCGACTCGATCGCCG